CAATAAAACCTGGTCCCTGACGCATCCGGTGGATGACGCAATTACCCTGCTGACACAGGGCGGCAGACTGACCTGTAAGTTCCGCCTGTCAGGCGCACTGACCAACAATCAGTTCGGGCTGGGGATTTATCTGTATACGGACGCTCCCGTTCCTGATGGTGTGGCGATGACGGGTACCGGTAATCCGTTCCTGATGTCGTACTTCACTCAGACCACTGACGGTAGAGTGAATCTGATGCATCACAGGAAAGCCGGAAACACGAAGCTGGGGGAGTTCGGCGATTACGGTAACGACTGGCAGACGCTGGAGCTGGTGTTCACCGCCGGCAGTGCCACGGTTACTCCGAAACTGAATGGAGTGGCTGGCCCGGCATTCCAGGTCATAAAAGACAGTCTGACACTGGGGCTGAATGCGCTGACGCTGACGGATGTTACAAAAAATGCAGCGTATGGCGTTGAGATAGAAAGTCTGGTGCTGGAGATAAATGCACCGGCAGCATAATAAAAAAAGCCAGCGGCTGACCTGAAAGAAGACGCTGGCTAAAAGGCCTTATATGTTTGTAGAGACTTATTTTTCACAGACAGCAATGATGCCTGTCAATATATTATCAATATGCGGATTGTTTCAGTTACAGATGCTTTATTAAGGAAAAAAACAGCCAGTACTGACTTTCCTCGGAGAAGTACTGGCTAAGAAGGATAGTTGGGTTTCACATGATACTTATATCTGGCAGTACATTTTCTGACAGACAGTGATGGGTGTTGTCAAGATATTGTGTCATTTATAACCTGAATCAGGGGGGAGCCGGAATGTTATCTGGCATTTTTAGCAGAGCCTGAATGCCATAATCACGGCTCCCGGCGTTGGCCGTCAGTGGGCGACACTGGCGGCTTTTTGTTTTCCTTTACTTTCATTTTCTGTCGGCGGTGACGGAGACATACATCAGATGGAAAAAATCACAACGGGTGTGTCATACACCACGTCAGCGGTGGGGACGGGATACTGGTTACTGCAGCTGCTGGACAAAGTCTCTCCGTCCCAGTGGGTGGCAATCGGTGTGCTGGGGAGTCTGCTGTTTGGCCTGCTGACGTATCTGACAAACCTTTATTTCAAGATTAAAGAAGATAAGCGCAAGGCTGCGAGAGGTGAATAATGCCTCCATCATTACGAAAAGCCGTTGCTGCTGCTATTGGTGGTGGGGCTGTTGCCATAGCGTCTGTGCTCATCACTGGTCCGAGTGGTGACGATGGCCTGGAAGGTGTCAGCTACATACCATACGAAGATATCGTTGGCGTATGGACTGTATGTCATGGACACACCGGAAAAGACATCATGCCCGGTAAAACGTATACCGAAGCAGAATGCAAAGCCCTCCTGAATAAAGACCTTGCCACGGTCGCCAGACAAATAAACCCGTACATCAAAGTCGATATACCGGAAACAACGCGCGGCGCTCTTTACTCGTTCGTTTACAACGTGGGCGCTGGCAATTTCAGAACATCGACGCTTCTTCGCAAAATAAACCAGGGCGATATCAAAGGCGCATGTGATCAGCTACGGCGCTGGACATACGCTGGCGGTAAGCAATGGAAAGGGCTGATGACTCGCCGTGAGATTGAGCGTGAAGTCTGTTTGTGGGGGCAACAATGAGCAGAGTAACCGCGATTATCTACGTTCTGGTCATCTGCCTCATCGTCTGCCTTTCATGGGCTGTTAATCATTACCGTGATAACGCCATCGCCTACAAAGAGCAGCGCGATAAAGCCACATCCATCATCGCTGATATGCAGAAGCGGCAACGTGATGTAGCAGAACTTGACGCCAGATACACAAAGGAGCTTGCTGATGCTAATGCGACTATCGAAAGTCTCCGTGCTGATGTTTCTGCTGGGCGTAAGCGCCTGCAAGTCTCCGCCACCTGTGCAAAGTCAACGACCGGAGCCAGCAGCATGGGCGATGGAGAAAGCCCAGGACTTACAGCAGATGCTGAACTCAATTATTACCGTCTCCGAGGTGGAATCGACAAGATAACCGCGCAGGTTAACTACCTGCAGGAGTACATCAGGACGCAATGCCTGAAATAATTTTTTTTGCAAATCACAAAGTCCATTTAATGAGCCTCGCGATGCGGGGCTTTTTGCAATAAATGCGTACCGCAACGCATGTTTTTTACACCGAACCTGCCCCTTTGGAATGGGCCTTTGAGGATACCAGTTAGTGCTGGCGAGCCTCGGTGGGCTGGTTTCCTGTGCGGCAAAGGTTCATTTCAAAGAGTAGGTACACGCTATGAAATCATTAACCCTCTTCAATCAACCAATCCGTATCGGTGAAGATGGCATGATCTGCCTCACTGATATGTGGAAAGCCAGTGGTAAAAGTGAATCTGAATCTCCGTACCACTACCTGCGAAACAAGCAGACCAAAGAGTTCTTGGCTGAGCTGGAGAAAAACCACGAATCTGTGGTTTTTACGGAACGCGGTGCGCACGGTGGAACTTATGGCGGAAAGTTCGTTGCTTATGATTACGCAGCATGGCTAAACCCCGGATTTAAATATGCAGCCTATAAAGTCCTCGATGATTACTTCACCGGAGAGCTTCATCATCGGAACAGCTTAAGTGCGCAGCTCAACATGAAATGTCATGAGTTTGATCAGAAAAAAGACATGGCGAGCTTCTGTGGACAAGGCCTCGCGGCATGGCGCTACACGAAACCTGGTTTGATCGCTGAAATTAACTCCCTGGCTAACCAGTTGCAGATTTCGATCCCCGGGCTTCCGGGATGAGTGATCGTGTCATTGAATGCGCCTCCAGAGCGGGGCGCGACTTCTCAGAGTTCATGAAAGGCGAGAAGGGTATGATGGAAGCATTGGCCTCGGTGGATGAGTTTGGCGAGCAGCTGCGCCTCAACGGCTGTGTCAATCATCACTTTGTTAGCTACATGATGCGGAACTCGATCATGCAGGCATTCATGGACATGGCAAAAGCCGAGAGGAAAGAAGAGCGCCGGCGTAAGCGAGCGGAAGCAAAAGCGAAGTAGCCATTACAAAGCCCATCTACTGGTGGGCTTGATAATGGCTTATACCCTACACGGGATAACTTAACTGATATCCCTTTTAACGGATAAAGGTATTCAAGCCTGACACATCATGCGCTGTATCGTCGCTGTATTCCCTCATTAACAGAGACCGCAGCCCGACAGGGAGACTCCTCTGCGCGAGTGTGCGGGGATAATCAAAAACGATACACACCGGGGTTTACCGCGTAAACGGAGCGCGGCGTTGTCCCCTCATGGTCGCTGGTCCGGTGCGATGGTGGAAGAAACTGGATTTGCTGCAACTGATAACCATTATCATTTTAGCGGGTCCTTTCCGGCGATCCGGGCCGTTACGGGGCGGCGACCTCGCGGGTTTTCGCTATTTATGAGATTTTTTGAGGGGGAGTTGTTGTTTAATTGTTTGGTATATCTAATTGATAAGTAAGGTGAAAATAAAATAAATACAACAACCTTACGATGTGTTTTGATGTCGTCAATGCGAAAAATGTAAATGATATCAAATGGTTTTGTAAAAACACATGGTTGTTGTATCGCTTTTTATCGATGGCTTATGGAGAGGAGATGGCCTTTTTATTGAATAAAAGTGATATGGCCTCCTCCATCGGTATATCTGTTCAGGCATTTGATAAATGGGGCGTTCCTCCTGTTGAGCGTCGGGGGAGGGAAGTTTTTTATGACGTTAAAACTGTACTGGAGATAGATCGCGAGCGGCGACAACACAATCAGAGAATACCTGATGACGAGGGCGATCTGGAGGAAAGGCTGCTTCGGGCCAGAGCTGAACTGACAGAAGAACAGGCCGTAGCTCAAAAACTTAAAAATCAGGTAACCGAAGGTAAGCTTATTGACACCGGATTCTGTATTTTTGCCCTCAGTAAGCTGGCAATGGCGTTATCCAGTACGCTTGATTCCATCCCTTTATCCATGCAGCGACAGTTTCCTGATTTAACACCGCGCCATCTTGACCATCTGAAAACCCTTATTGCTAAGGGGGCAAATCAGTGTGCGCGGGCAGGGGATAAATTACCGGATTTACTTGATGAATATATCAGAGCAACAACTGAATAATATGATGAGCGCTGTCACAACTGCATTACAGCCCCTGATAAGGGCATTGCCGGTGACGCCAGTTGAATGGGCTGATCAAAATTATTATCTGCCTAAAGAATCTTCATATGGTGAGGGCGAATGGAAAACGCTGCCATTCCAGATCGCCATCATGAACAGCATGGGGAATGATCAGATCCGCACTGTTAATCTGATTAAATCTGCCCGTGTTGGCTATACAAAGATGTTGCTGGGGGTGGTCGGGTATTTTATTGAGCATAAATCCCGAAACAGTCTGCTTTTTCAGCCCACGGATTCTGCCGCTGAAGATTTTATGAAGTCTCACGTGGAGGCGACGATTCGGAACGTGCCATGCCTGAAAGACCTTTCCCCATGGCTGGGTCGTAAACATCGTGACAATACTCTCACGCTGAAACGCTTTTCATCGGGCGTCGGTTTCTGGTGCCTGGGCGGCGCTGCCGCCAAAAACTACCGTGAAAAATCCGTGGACGTGGTCTGCTATGACGAACTTTCCTCGTTCGAGCCGGATGTCGAAAAAGAGGGCTCGCCAACCCTGCTGGGGGATAAGCGTATTGAGGGGTCGGTGTGGCCAAAATCCATTCGCGGCTCGACGCCTAAAATCAAAGGCACCTGCCAGATCGAAAAAGCCGCTAACGAGTCGGCGCATTTTATGCGTTTTTATGTGCCCTGCCCGCACTGTGGGGAGGAGCAGTATCTGAAATTTGGCGATGAGTCCACGCCTTTTGGGCTTAAATGGGAGAAGGACAGCCCTGAAAGTGTTTTCTACCTCTGTGAACATCATGGCTGCGTGATCCATCAGTCTGAACTGGACCAGAGCAACGGGCGGTGGATCTGTGAAAACACGGGCATGTGGACCCGTGACGGTCTGACGTTTTTCAGCGCCCGGGGTGATGAAATTCCGCCGCCGCGCTCCATCACGTTCCATATCTGGACGGCGTACAGTCCGTTCACCACCTGGGTACAGATTGTCTATGACTGGCTGGATGCACTGAAAGATCCCAACGGCCTGAAAACCTTTGTGAACACCACGCTGGGCGAGACCTGGGAAGAGGCCGTGGGCGAAAAACTCGATCACCAGGTACTGATGGATAAGGTGGTGCGTTACACGGCGGCGGTGCCTGCCCGGGTGGTTTATCTGACGGCGGGCATTGACTCGCAGCGAAACCGTTTTGAGATGTATGTCTGGGGATGGGCTCCGGGAGAGGAAGCCTTTCTGGTGGATAAAATCATCATTATGGGGCGTCCTGATGAGGAAGAGACGCTGTTACGTGTGGATGCGGCGATCAACAAAAAATACCGCCATGCGGATGGCACCGAAATGACTATTTCCCGTGTCTGCTGGGACACCGGGGGGATCGATGGTGAAATTGTTTATCAGAGATCAAAAAAACACGGTGTTTTCCGGGTGCTGCCGGTAAAAGGCGCATCTGTCTATGGCAAGCCGGTGATCACCATGCCAAAAACCCGCAATCAGCGGGGCGTGTATCTGTGTGAAGTGGGAACGGACACCGCAAAAGAAATTCTCTATGCCCGTATGAAAGCCGATCCCTCGCCTGCGGATGAAGCCACGTCGTATGCCATCCGTTTTCCTGATGATCCGGAGATTTTTTCGCAGACAGAGGCGCAGCAACTGGTGGCGGAAGAGCTGGTGGAGAAGTGGGAAAAAGGAAAGATGCGTCTGCTGTGGGATAACAAAAAGCGGCGTAACGAAGCGCTGGACTGCCTGGTGTATGCCTACGCGGCATTACGTGTGTCCGTGCAACGCTGGCAGCTTGATCTGGCTGTACTGGCAAAATCCCGGGAAGAAGAGACGACCCGGCCAACCCTGAAAGAACTGGCAGCGAAGCTGTCCGGAGGAGTGAATGGTTACAGTCGCTGAACTGCAGGCGCTGCGTCAGGCGCGCCTTGATTTATTAACCGGTAAACGGGTGGTGTCTGTCCAGAAAGATGGTCGCAGAATTGAATATACGGCGGCTTCTCTGGATGAGCTTAACCGGGCGATCAATGATGCGGAGTCGGTACTGGGGACAACCCGGCGTCGCCGTCGTCCGCTGGGAGTGAGGTTATGAAACGAACGCCTGTCCTGATTGATGTGAACGGCGTTCCGCTTCGTGAGAGTCTCAGCTACAACGGGGGCGG